CTCTCAGTTGCACCGGGGCGATTCACACGCTCAGATGTATGAGTAGTATTCTGCGGTTGCGACTTCGTGACTGGCTTATTCCCTACTTCATCTGTGGAAAAACCATCCGCAAACGATATCATTTCAGCAATCTCCGGCATATTGGAATACTTCGCAATTGTCTCCAAGACACTTTTGACATTTAAGGAACCCCCAGAGGCTTCGATCATCGGCAACATTGGAATAATATATTGTTGCCAAATAGCTGCAAACTTTTGAAGTTTTGCTGACGGTGAATCATCCTGAAAACTATACACATCAATCTTGAGATCATACAAATCAAAAGTTCCTTGACGAGTATTACGATTCCAAGGAACGACAATTTTTACATCAGTCCCCGGAATTGGCCTTTCAAGTTCACGAGTCCTAACAAGATCGTTCCATTCATAGTAAGCCAATGAACCGAAGATATCCTTCGAGAAATCAGTTACCTGAGACGCCATATCCCGGAGTTGAGCACTTGATGCGGCACTGATAAGTTTATCTTGACCAACTGTTTCGCTTTGAACACTAATCCCGCCAAGCGACTCGAAGTTGTTTCCGAAGTAATTAAAGAGATCCTTTGTCTGGAGGAAGAAAGCAAGGGTAACTTGATCGACGCCACCAGACACCAACCTCTCTGGCTTTGGCCCTGTATAGGTGATTCCATCCCCATCGTTAGCTGCCTTAAAGCTCTTCACACTCTCATCGTTACCACCAGAGAAGCCAAGCACACTTTTAGCAGAGTCGGCCTGCTGTCCAAGCTTACGAAAGAGTCTATTGGCAAGCTCGTGCAAGTCACGCCAGATTGCAACCGGCGGAACAGGCAGTAGGTTTCCCGGCACCTTATCAAACCCTAAAATGTGATATGGTCCGAGTTCTGGTCCCTTCCAATCTACATCACTTAGTAACCTATTATCTTTTGAGGCATAAGTCAAGAAGATTCCCTCTTCCGGCAACCAAATATCTCTGATCAACTTTTTATCCTTGAAAAGCTCAGCTTGCTCATTCTGACCAATTTCTTCGGCACGTCCCTCACCACCTTCTCCAATCGTAGTGTAGACATCTGATGTCAAACCATTTATTCTCTTCTTCGAGAAAAGACCACCTTCCATTAATTCCTCATAATTCATCCAATATTCGTTACCAATATATTGGAGCTGCCACCAGTTTTTTGCTGACATATCAATAATGAGATCATCCAAGGTGACAACATCAACAAAGGGCGTTCCAATACGATGCCCCATGAGTTCTCCGCTGTCAGCAAGTCCAACCTTCGCTATACCGAATGAAAAGAGTGCCTCAAGAACTAAGTCCTTAAAGGTTGATTGCAACTTAATTTCTTCTGGAATTTCATTTACAGCAATCTCAAGATTAGCAGCCGTTGATTTCAGGACATCCTTCTTAGTAGTAATAAGAACCTTAGGTGCTTTCGCCGCAAGAAGCCTAATATAGATTCCCACTGCAAGTTTCAGAAACGGCACAATCACCCTGCGGTCTGCTGACCTCTCGGCGTAATGGTAACCGGCAAACTCACGAATTGCTTGAATTCGCTTTTTCTTAGGATATTCAAGTTGGAGGTTGCTCCACTTGATTGAAGTCCTGAGCTTGTCGAAACGTCTTTCACCTAGGACACTATTTTCAGCCATCACTACCAACCTTCACTTCTAGGGAGTTGCAAATTTGATTCTCTTGGTTTCTTGTTCTTCGCTTTACGCCATGCCAGAGACCCTATCGGAATTTCAGGTTTACTCTGCTCTGGTATATATGTTCTCTCTGTCATGCCTCGCAACGCGAGTGCATCGGCAATCACGCGATCTCCGTGGTTATGCTTTGCACCAGAAGGATCTTCTTTGTTATTTTCGCGAGAGTGTTCCGGAAGACCTTGAATATTATAGACATATTCCAAACACTCTTCAAGGGCAATCTTTGACGTGTTGATAATCTTAGATCCCTGTACAGCTTCTCGATAACTACCGATCAGCAGACCCTTAGTTTCTTTTGCTGAGTGCCATCCGGGTTTAAGAGTTTGTTTCTTGCTAATTGCCTCCTCCATTTTACGGAAGTAGATATTTCCGTACCTGCATTCTTGTACCCTCGAAGAGAATTGCAATCCGGGTCCATTACTCTCCCAAACAAGATAGGCATTATGCAGCCATCTTGCGATAGCAACCATTTGTTTTGCAAATTCCTCTGGCAGTATATACGGATTAGCGTATTCAAGTACCTTTTCGTAAGTCGTAATGTCATAACCGCAACCTGTTGAATTTGAGTTGCCTGTACCAGCCGACACATCACAACCAAGCACATACTTACGTTCTCGTGGTAGTATACCCTCTCTGTCAGGGGCAACCCACAGCTTCAAGTGACCCTTCTCTCGTTCTTGGAATCCAACTGGTTCCGAGGTTAAAGAATCATATTCTAAATCTCCTATTAAGAGATAATTACGTGCATTTTTACGAATTGACTCTTGAACAAGATCCTGTATGAAGTATTGATGACCGCTACCAAGGTAGTCGATCATTACCTCTTGGTAGATTTCTTGATCCGTTGCAGCACGCTCGTCTTCAATATCTAGCCACGGAGAACGCGGGTCCCACTTGCCATCTAGAACCGGCTCGTATCCTTTTGGGTATCCCTTTTTATCAAGTATTTCGAGATTCCCATTACTATCGGCACGGTATAAACCCTTGATTTTTTCAGGGTGTTCGGTCCAGAAAAACCTGAGTTTTTTGATATTTGTTTCTTTAACTGTGAAATAGGCATTATTAATTCCCTGAGGCGTTGAATTAAAAAGTCGACTGCGTGTAGCGTGACTTGTTGAGGATAACACTTTGTGGCCTTCTGTAACTGCTGCAAACTCGTCAAGCAAAATTGCAGTACGTCTATCTCCTCTTGCAATGTCTCCTGTTGTTGCTTCACCATCAATAACACTCTTAGTAACAGGATTTTTGAGATGGTATTTTAGGCGATGTTCTTTTTTAATAAATCCCGCTGGCATAAGCCAAGACGGCAAATTATCATGCAAAAAGTCTATTTTCCAAAAAAGGGATTTTGGGTTATCAGAAGCATCTACATACCTAGAATCCCTTGATACTATTAAAAAAGACATAAGCTTCCGAAAATGCCACAACCACTCAAATGCAACTAAATTTAACCAACTCGCTCCCATATCGCGAGTTTTTTCAATCAGAAGATCGTGATTACCTATTGCCTTAAAGATTTCAAGCAATCCGTCACGCTGAAAATCATATAAGATAAAAGGAATCCTTTTATTTCCTTCAAGCCTAGGATCAAAAGTGTAAACAAAACCATTTATATAAAAAATAGGATCTTTTGCACAGGCACCTTGTATCACTTTTATAAAAGACGGATCTTCTAAAACTCGCTGAAAGACCTTTTTACGCCATTTGAGATTTTCCTTGATTTCCTTCGGAACATAACGCTCAAATGGAGTCCTAACTTTCATCCGCAATCATGTCCACCACAAGAACGAACTGCCTTTTTCTCAGGGGTTACATCTGTTACAACGAAAGGACATTCACAGGAATGAAAAACAGATGTCATATACGATTCTACTAAATCCCTAGTAACGTAATGCTCTCCGTAACTCTCCGGCCAATCAATCTCAAAAAGTTTCTTCATTTTCTTTCTCCCTGGAGTTACATCTGTTACATAAATGTGCTCATAATATTCTCTTTCCTTAAGAATTTTCTGACACGTTTCTGCATTAAAAAAATCTGGTCCATAAATTTCCGGCCAATCAATCTCAAACAGGCGTTTCATTGTCTTCGTCCTTAGGGGTTATATCTGTTATGTTAATTTCAAGGAAAATATCACCTAAAACACTCCGAAGTTTTTTTTGGTCAATATAATTCTCTCCATAGTAATCGTCCCATTCAATCTCAAACAGTTTCTTCATTTTTCTCGTCCTTGGGAGTTACATCTACAATACCTAATGAAACATCCCTGCCGATATGTTCCTTAGTTCTAATGCACGTACGAAGATTATCTACATTCATCCACATTGGACCACTATCATCATCCCATTCAATCTCAAACAAGCGTTTCATTGTCTTCGTCCTTGGGGGTTACATCTAGAACAGTTACTTCTTCTCTACAGATCATCTTCTCAAGGAAATCCCAGAAAATTTCATCAGTTATATAATCTTTTCCGAGACTATCAGGCCAACTAATTTCAAAACATTTTGCTACCATCACTTAGTCTTTTTCTTCGTTAGTATCCTGACCAGCCATTATAGATAAGTTTTTGTGCATTTATCTTCCTTTTCCAAGAGTGAATAAATGGTGTCTGAAAGAATTGCAAGACCATCATTCTTTGAATTTTCCGTGAACAGTTTTAAGATTCTTTTTAACAGTTCAAGGTCATCTCTTGTTATACCTGTAGTTTCAAATACTGCCATTTAGTCTCCTAGACTTTTCAATTCCCAAAAGAAAGAATCTTTAGGATACTCAATAAATATAGTTACAAGAAAAACTTGATTTGACATGAAGTTTAGTTGAATAAAGAGAGAATAAGCATTACTGTATTCTTTTTTTTGCTCTTGAATAATCTGAGCATCCCAAAAATTCACAGCATCCCAAAAACCCACTACCTGAGGGTTAGGACTTATATTGCCGGCAAAGGTAACCGTGCAGAAACAACACAACATTACAATAGTTAACGCTATTTTCTTCATTTCTCAGTCTCCTTGGAAAATACTATTGCGGCAGGTAGTGCCTCTTCGCTGTCCAATAGAGAATCATCAAGTTCATTATCTTCCTCTGCGAGCATCTTGAGTTGCTCGTCAATATCCATAAGAGCCATTTTGGTTTGCTTTTTAAGTTCCTTTTCAGCAGAGTCATCTAAGACCTTATTGAGAACCTGAGTAAACTTCCCCATAAAGTCCTTAGGTTGGCTTGTGGCTTGGATGTACAGAAAGTACGCTTGATCATTTGGGCAAGAACGTGGCTCTTCTCCGGTACGGAGCTTCAAGCCGGCTGATTGGATAGCCCAAAGGAGGTTATCCTTTAATGAGAGCTTCTGTCCTTCATTTAGAATAGAATCCCCAGATAAAAGAGGAGTTTCCGCAGATTGAGCTTGTTTCCGGGTAGGAATCGGGTTGACTAAGCCAATAGGCGGTATAGGGCCGGCTTTTGACATCTTGTTTGGTGAAGTCCGCCCCATTCCCGGTTTTGGGATTAGATTGGCTTTCTGAAGGTAATTTCTTACTGTCTGCGGGCAGACCTTGTATTTCAGTCCAAGTTTTGATTGTGTCTCTCCTCCCTTATATTCTTCCCTTAGTTCCGAAATCTGTTTATCGGTGAGTACATTTCTTCCGCTGTAACCTGCTTCGAGTCGTTCCTCTTCGGTCATAACACTAATCATTTGGTTCATTAAGACATATCCTCACTTCCTTCTATACAATATAGAACATAATTGAGACCTTCAGAAAATAAGACTCCTCTTTTTTCATCTTTACATTTGCACGTTTCAACACCACATACGCAAAAGAAAGTGTTTATTCTTTTACATTTTGGACAACCATGTATTTCATTTTTTCTAACTGATCCGTTCCAGAGCCAATTTTGTTCCTTTGGTAAGAAGGGATTCTTCGCCTTGAGTCTCTCTTCTACTGTACCCTTCCAACCACATTCAACACAAGTGAGAATATTATCTGGGTTCATGTTTTCTGCACCAAAGAAGAAGTTCCCCATTTTCTAATTGTTTTCCACCGATTTCAGCATTTTCGCATCCTTTT